ATTCATTGTTTATTTATGTTAAATTGGCTAGTAGTGCAAATGCATCATCAAATATGCGCATAAGATTTAATTCGGATTCTGGTAGTAATTATGATACAGCTGGTTTTTCTATTGTTACAAGTTCAGCATACGCTGCTAGTAATTTTTTTGGAACCGGTGGTAATGACGATCATTTTCCAATAGCTAGAATGAATGATTCTGCTAGTGGTCGTGTTTTTGCTGGTATTACAGTTAGTGGTGCTAACACATCTGGTGTTAAAGTCGTAAATGTAAATGGTGGTGGTGATAGCGATAGCAGTAATACCGGAAAAATACTTTATGCATATAATGGATTTTATGCAGGTTCATCTACAATTTCAAGTGTATCAATTATTTCTAGCACTGGTAATTTTGATCTTGGAACTATATTTGTTTACGGAAGCGCGGTCTAAATATGAAAATTAAAGAAAAAATATTTGATATTATTTCAGGCGAAGAAACAATAATTGAGCGTGATGAAACTGCTGCTGAGAAAAAAGCAAGAGAAGCAAGAATAAAAGAAATTGCAGCAGCACAAGCCGAAGCCGAAGCAAAAGCAACAACACGCCAAGCCATTGCAGATCGACTTGGTTTAACAGCTGATGAACTTCAAGTTTTGCTTGGCTAATGAAGCCTTACTTATCTAAAGCTGCTAATACTTTACGCGATCAAATAAATGATTCTTTCGTGGATCGCAGCCGGAAAGCTGATGGATGGATCGGTGATCTTAAGCATCAATCAAGGAAATCCGACCATAACCCACGACCATCAGGTGAAGTATGCGCGATCGATATTGACGCTGGCCTTTCTAACGAGCAAGGGATTAGTCATGCTCTGGCAGATCAGCTTCGACTCACAGCAAAAAAAGATAAGCGTATATCTTACATAATCCATGCTAATAAAATATGTTCAGCAAAATCATTATGGCGTTGGGTTAAGTATCGGGGCATTAATCCACACCATAAACACATCCATGTAAGTTTCAAACCAAACCAAAATGGCGACAAGTTCGACATCCCACTACTGAAAGGCAACTAATGAAACTCACCAAAAAACACAAAGCAGCAATTAAGTCATATTTAAGAGCTGTCGCAGCTAGTGGAATAACAGTTGCCTTAGCAATAGTAGCTGACATCCATCCAGCCTACGCAACTTTACTTGGTGCTTTAGTTGCGCCTATTGTAAAAGCAGTTGATCCAAAATCAGGGAGCGAAGCGGATTATGGTCTTAGCGAAAAATGACACCGAACGAATTAGTCGCATTTGGCGTTGGCGTTTGCAGTATCGCGGGCGCTTTATTGCTGGCTCTACGATGGGTTATTAAAAGTTTTTTAAGCGAACTTAAACCGAATTCTGGCAGTTCAATTAAAGATCAAATTACTAGACTTGAACAGCGTGTTGATGATCTGTTCGTCTTAATCAGTAAGCGATAATTTTGCTATGGCGAACACACGGAAACACACTAAACGAAAAAAAGTAAACCGGAGAGTAGTTCGCCACACTCCTGAGCCTTTAAGTAAATTAGAAGTTTTTTATATTGCCAAACATGAAATGTTTAGAGCTGCACGCAAGGCTGGATTTAGTGAGTCATGTGCGCTTTACCTAATGGATAATCCTGAGTCAATGCCTGACTGGATCGTAGGCGACAAAGGGATCATCCCAACTATTCCTACTCCAGATGAGGATGACGACTAAATTAAGCGTTACTTGGTAATTTCTGATTTACAGATTCCATACCACCATGAAGTAGCAGTTAAGAATGTCATTAAGTTAGCAAGGAAAGAAAAGTTTGATAGTGTATTGGTGGTCGGAGATGAAATTGATTTCCAGACAATCAGTCGTTGGGCTGAAAAAACTCCCCTTGCTTACCAACAAACCCTTGATGATGACCGAAAGGCAACTCAAGATATTCTGTGGGCATTAACTGAGAATGCAAAAGAAGCTCATATTGTTAGATCAAATCACACAGATAGGCTTTACAACACTTTACTAAAAGTGCCGGGCTTGATTAGTTTACCTGAGCTGCAATATGCCAAGTTTATGGATTTTGATTCTTTAGGTATAACTTTCCACAAATCATTTTATGAGTTTGAAAAGGGCTGGATCTTGGCTCATGGCGATGAAGGAAACGCTAACCCTAATGCCGGAATGACTGCGTTGAACCTCGCTCGCAAAACGGGCAAGAGTTGCGTTATTGGACACACGCATCGCTTGGGCATGAGTGCCTATTCTGAGGGCATAGGAGGCCATTACAGGCCTTTATATGGCATTGAGGTAGGAAACCTTATGAATAAGGCAAAAGCCTCTTATACGCGAACTGTGGCCAATTGGCAGATGGGTATCGCTATTCTTGAATGGAATGGCAAAAACATGACTCCAACCCTTATCCCGATTAATAAAGATGGCTCATTTACAGCTCTTGGAAAGAGTTATGGGGCGTGAAACCGACTATCGGGATCGTACGATTGATGATCATATCGATGAATTTGAGGATCTTAGCGTTATCTAATCGTTATAAAACACGCCGTAAGCGACCTACCAAATAACCTTGATTTAATTCATACTACATGCAAGGCACAAATTGTGCTACATGTAGGGAGCGACATGAAACTAGCAGTAGATAATCGAGAAGCTGCATTTGAATATGCTAATCGTGGATGGGCTGTTATGCCATTACAGGCAAACAAAAAAGACCCACACTTTGAGCTGTGCAAAAGAGCTTATCTATCAGCAACAACTGACATCAAACTAATTGATTTTTGGTTTGATTTTGATCCAAACATAAACATTGGTATTGCTTGCCAGACATCTGGCTTAGTCGTATTTGATATTGATTTCCGTAATGGTGGGGAATTGTTACCTGAGTTCACACCAACATACACAGTTCAAACTGGAGATGGTTTTCATTTGTATTACGAAGCAAATGCAACTGACTCCTATCGTGGCAAGTTAGTCGATGGCATAGATATCAAGTTCAAAGGCTATGTGGCAGCTGCGCCATCAATCCATCCGTCAGGTGCAAGATATACAGTAATCGATGACAGAGATCCTGTTGTCGTTCCAAAAGCAATAAGGGAGCAAGCATGGAAATACTAGGAATGTGGTTATTGATTGCCGGAAGTATGGCAGTTGCATGGTGGACAATAAAGCACACAAATAATGAGCACTACGAAAGTGGCTATTGGACTGGCCGTAATGAAGGATGGCGTGCTAGCTTAGAACACCAAGAGCGCGTTAGAAAAATGAAGGCAGAGCAGGTTTTCGATTATGACAAAAACTGAGGATCTGTTAAATGAGGTCATTACTACAATCCAAGAGCGTGGAAGTGTCTACGGCCATCCATACTACAATCACAAAAGAATTGCAGGATTGTGGAGTGCATATCTTGATTACCCAATCACACCACACCAAGCTGCTTTATGTATGGCGTTGGTCAAGGTTTCTAGGCTTACTGAAACTCCAGATCACTACGACTCAATTAAAGACTTTGTCGCCTATGGTGCTATCTATAGGACAGTTCTCGAAGCAGTCCAAGATCAAAACTTTGAATGGAAGGAATAATGTTTAACTTAGCAGATTACGAAACAGTTGAAAGTAGATTAGAAAAATGGAATGGAGAGTATCCAGATGGACGAATTGAAACAGAACTTATCGAGGCCTCAAACACTCGATTCATTGTTATGGCTAAACTATTCAAAACAGAGGCGGACGCAAAGCCGTGTTCAACTGGCCTTGCTTTTGAGGTCATTACAGAGAAGGGTGTTAATAGCACATCTGCATTGGAAAATTGTGAAACTTCAGCGATCGGTCGTGCGCTCGCAAATGCTGGTTTCGCAGCTAAAGGCAAACGCGCTTCAAGAGAGGAAATGGCTAAGGTAAATAATAATCAGCCAAATCCTTACGAAAAGAAATTACAGGAAAGGCGTTATGGTGCGCCCGGCACTAAATCCGCAGCTGTTGAGGATGCTTTAAGAGCTTCATTCGCAGTTGAGAATAAGCAAGATGATCCACAGGTTTGGTCGGTTGCTGAAGCAGTTGATGCGATAGGCAGTTCAACACCTAAAGAGCCACCTGCTTGCGAGCATGGTCATATTCTTAAACAAGGTATCTCTAAAACAGGCAAGCCTTATTATGGTTATGTTTGCAAGGGCAAAGTTACCGAGCATGCTAAATGGGCAAAAATGACTGCTAATGGCCATTGGTTCTTTGAAGGGATGGAGTAATGGGATACATCGCTTTCATTAATGGTAAGGGCATTCAGGTAGTCATGGATGATAATGGTGTCCATCTTGAGCAAACAATCATCAAATGCGAGGTTTGCGATGATGACCGAGTGTTCAAAGATGGCACATGTTTCAAATGCCACGAATTGATTAACTATGACAAGCCCAACTAGCTTTAAGTGTAATGGCTGCAAAAGAGCCACAGAGTTCTTGTGGCTTGATGCCATCGATATGCCTGATGGATTTAAGACTTATCAATGTATGGATTGTGGATGTGTTGGGGTTAAGAATGTAGTCGAGGCTTTAAGTGTTCCTGACTCTGACATAAGTAGATGCGATAAATGTGGATCTTGGCAGTTTAAGGAAATGCCATGTCATACATGTAATTTGATTGGAGCAAAGTAATGCCTACCTATGAATACAGCTGTAAAGAATGCGGCACTTTTGGATCTATCCATAGGACTTACAAAGAGGATGATGGGGGTATGAATTGTCCTAGATGCAAGACTGCTATGGCAAGAGTTTATTCAGCTCCGGGCATCTCATTTAAGGGTGAAGGATGGGCAGGTAAAACCAAATGACAGAGGCAGGATATGATCAGACTTGGAATGAAACAGATGACTTACGCATTACGACATGCCGTCTGACCTGCGGTTTTGTTAGATGATTTGGAGGCGTATGCTACCCTTAAACGCAAATTCGCTTTCAGAGCGAAAGGGCGATCTGCGAAGCAGAAAGATCGCAAGGTTTGGTTTGGTGATACCTCTGTTCGTAGTCTTGAACATAGCCTTTCTAAAAGATGATTCCGAAGCTCTTAAACCTAAAACTACACACTTCAAACAATACGCATTCATACAGTTAAACCATGATTTTAAAGAATTCTATTGTCTTGATGAGTTATGGTATAGAGAAAGTAGATGGGATCATAAAGCAAAGAACAAAAGATCAAGTGCTTATGGTATTCCTCAATTGCTTAAGCTAAAAGAAACAGATCCATTCAAACAGATAGATAAAGGATTGAAATACATAGATCACAGGTATGATGGATGTGCTTGCAAAGCGCTCGCACACCATAAGGCTAAAGGCTGGTATTAGTGAGTAGATCAGCATTAAGGGATAGTGGTAGCACTAGACAATGGCGTAATATAAGAGAGCGAATACTTAGGCGCGATCAGTTTATATGTCAGTATTGTGGACAAGAAGCCAATACAGTAGATCATGTAATACCTAGAAGGCTTGGTGGATTAGATAGTGATGATAATTTAGTTGCATCATGTCGTAGATGTAATTTATCGAAGGGTGGGCGGTTTTTTGTGAGCAAGAGAACAC